CTAGGGACCTTGTCGTTCATGTTGAACTTATTGAACAGGTGCATAGCTCCTTTAGATCCTCTGCCATCCACTGTTTGGTCCAAGTCATAGGAGTCTACTCCACCAACACCGAATTGTGAATAAGGTGGTACCTTCTTGCCCCTAACCTCATGAATCTTGTTCCGCATTTCTGCTGGTGGCTGCCATGCTACCCTGAACCTACCCCTAGGGTCTGGAGAGAAGATGACCTCTTTGTCTTTCTCCTTCCAAATGAAGTTGCCTCTTACAATTGGGTTTGGGTAGAGATTGTTGTTCCAGTCTATCTGCTGGTAGATCTTACCGATGTTGAATAGACTCCCCTCGATACTATCCCTGAACGCCTCATCTTCAGTCAACGGGAACTGCCTAATAATCTCGTTCAGTTCTGACGGGTCATGCTTGAGGCTGTCCCGCTCGTTCTTGAGGTAAGTGTTGCTGCCCTGATCGACTGGTTCGCCATCAACACCCTCTATCGGAGCATCAGGATCATCCACAACAGGGTTGCCGTAGCGATCAAAAAACCCTTCAAGAGCGTGATCAGCAGGTATAAAAATACGGTAAAGACCGCTCCTGGTCCTTCCGTTGGCATTGCGTTCAGCAGGGTCTGAATCTTCCCAAAGCGCTTTGTACTCTTCCCCACCTTTATCCATTGGGTTTACGGTAGACCCCACCAGGGCCTTACCAATTATTTTCTTACCAACGATGAGACAAGTCCGCTCAATTCGCCAGGCTTCTCTGATGTCAACTGGCTTCTCCCACTTCCCAGCCTCGTCGAGGTAGAGCATATGGAGCTTTTCTCCGTCGTAGGCGTTGTTTGTGGTGTTCTTCCAGTTGATGATTGTGTTGAGAGCATCGCCCTTCTGCGACGTCTTGTTCTTCTTCGTGATTCGTTTTGATGGTTCCCGAAAAGCGAGTTCCATACGTGGGTTCGTCGTGCCATCCTGAATAGGTTTAAAGAAGAATGGGTACGACTTGAACATCGGTACCACTTTCTTCATGAATATGTTCTCCTGGGAGTCTTTACCAGTCTTGGACTGGATACCAAGGAGCTTGTCTTTTACTTGCGTAGCTTCGTCAACAAGTACAGCGGCACAGATATTAGTATAGCCAGAACGGCGACACTTAGTATATAGCTGACCGATACAACGGGGATCAGCCTCGCACGCAGCCATGTGAAGAAAGATCTCACGCTGGAAGGCAAGATACGAAGGATATCCGATATCGATTTTGCTCCATTGGAGAAACATGTAGTGCCTTCCCGTAATGTACGTAGGCACACCATTGTTGTAAAACCAAACACCGTTGCGCCTGCGCTCAAACTCCTGCTCGATGTAAGGAGAAAAGGCGCGTCGAAACTCGGCAGGCTTCTCGAACCACTCATCCATACTTCTAACCCGCGACAGTTCCTGTGGCACATCGGTGCGCTTCCACATCTGCAACTTCTTTGGGAGGTCGTGGAAGAGGATGTCTGACTTCTTTGGAACTTTCGGAAGAGCAATGTCAAGACCGTGGATCGAAATAACCTCACCAGGCTCACCTGCGCTGTCCAACCGAATAATCTCATCGGACCTGTCCATACCGATTGCTTTTGAATGAGGGGACGCCGACCTTCTTCTCGGCCAGTTCCATGTACTTCCCGCATTCACACTTCACATCGTGACGAACTTCTCCGTTGATCACCTTGATGGATACGCTTCCAGTATGTTCTGCGGTTTTGCCGCACTCGCACTTGTACTTACTCATGATGAATTCAATTGTACCCCTGCCAGGATTCGAACCTGGGACCGTCTGCTTAGAAGGCAGATGCTCTATCCAGCTGAGCTACAGGAGCAAAGGTAAGGGAAAATTACCTCCCCTGTCCCCTGTAAGCCTTCCTGTAGTTTTGGGAAGTCTTGTTTTTCGACGATTTGGTTTTGGCATGCACGCCAGGCCTGCTGACCTTCTTCTTTTCGCTGTAAGTGCTGTTTTGTTTTGCCATTGTATTGAATTGTTGGGGCGGAGGGGTTCGAACCCTCGACCTTCTGTGTATAAGACAGACGCTCTAACCAACTGAACTACGCCCCAGTTTGATCAACCCCATTTGCGTAGGGGGCCGTCTCGTCGAAAATTTATTTACTCGCCCTTTTCTTGGGCCTGTTGTTTGCTCTGTTTACGGAGGCTTTGACAAACCTTCTGATCACCCCACTCTCGTGAGCGGCGTCCAGCCCGTCACCGTTACCATACGTCCCTTTCTTACGGTTATACTTATTGAGGGCAGCTCTGTACTTCTTAGCTTTCTCACTCTTACCGTACTTCCTGTACTCTTTGTCATAGTCTCTTTTCATTATCTGATAATGGTCACGTGACCGTTTATGATGTATGACTCCCCGTATCCCTCACATTCCACTCTGTAAATATACATGTCGTTAGGGACATAGTACTCGTCTCCACCAAGCCAAATATCATCTGGATCGTAACTCTCCCATACCAGTTCGCCAGTCCTTGAGAACACCTTCATTCTCCAGCTCGCCCAACAAAAAGAGTCCGTCTCGGCTCCCCATACATCGTTCACCCCATCGTTGTTAGGGGTAAAAGAGTTCGGTATGTATATAGAGCAATCAGAGAACGGACTGACACATGGCTGACCTGTACTGCAGTCAACTTCAACCATGTCATATTCATATACACTCGTTGTATCTATTTGATACTCAGTAACGTATATGGTGTCAGTTAAACTAATATATGAAGTGTCTATGTCAACGACAATGACGGTATCAGTTTGATAATCAGTAAGATAGACGGTGTCGATTAAAGTGATATATGAAGTGTCCACATCGACGAGGTACAACGTGTCCGTTATGTAAGTGTATGTGGTATCATACTGAATGATCGTATCTGATTCAAAGACGGTTACTGTATCTGCAGGGAGGTCTACGTAAACCGTATCCGTTACAACCTCTGGGACACACTCCCCACAAGGACCAATCACAACCCAGTTGTCAAGGAAGTTCTCGTCGTCATAGACCCCGCTCCCCCAGCTGCTCCCGTCTCCGTTGGGTCCTACCTCAGCCCACCCACCGTCTTCAGCATACATGGTGGGGCCATAGCTGATCTGCCAAATAACAACTTGTATGCTATACCCCTCGTCAATCCAATATCCAAGGATATCCTCCATCTGGTACCACAAACCTCCAGATGAAGATTGGTACACATTGTAGATAGGGAAGTCTATAACCTCACCAGTATAATACGGGGGATCAATATCATCGCCATACAGGTTTGTCCAGTTGCTAGGTGTCTCCGTAGTAGTAGCAGAGTACACCCATCCAGGATGATTCGAGTCGTCAGGAATAGAAACGCCAGACGGGAAGTCCCACCCGACATTCATGGCGTTGCAGTTCTCGTCTAAAGCCTGAAACCCGAACTGGATCTCAGAAATTCCGTCGGGTCCGCCTGTGCCACCACAGTTCTCAGTGTTGTTGAACGATACCGTTACCGTCCCTTCGATAAGGTCTACACCTACAAGCTCAAGGTCACACTGAGCCGCAGAGCCAAGAGAAAGACCAATATAAAGAGCAAGTAGAACTCCTTTACTCTTCGTTCCAACTGTCCTCCCAGTAGTGATACCCGTCATTTCCATTGCTGCCGATAATATTCATTCTCTTATTCAGCATGGTTTCATGACGCTGCCAATCAAAATCCCCCGTCCTCAAGGTATGATCACTTGCTGAACTTCTCTGCGAATCCGCCTGAGTAGTCTTTGTCTTCTTGGACTTCTCCATTTTCTCTAAGTTCTTTAACCATCTGCTCCAAGGATTGCCTCTCACGAAGCAGCTCCTTGCAATCTATGGCGGTTTGTTTTACTGACTGAAGTTCGGCTTTCCTGGCGCTACCATTGATGTCCTGATCGACAGGCTTCTTCACCTCTTCGATCATATTGTCAATGGCAATGGCCATAGCCTGCATCAGCTTTTCTGCGGCTTTAAGGGTATCAAAGCTTGTAGAGGAGCTCCGTGACCGCGACCCTGTAGTATTCCTTGCCATCAATTTTAATCCTGTAGTCTCTGTTCTTTTTGAAGCCAACCACGTCCCCATGGGATACTCCGAGCTCTTCAAGCTCTGATGTGTCAAAGGATACCACACCTTGGGTTACTTCTTTCTCTTTGAGAGTGACCACTTCAACGAGTCCAGAATGTCCAGGGTCATCTTCCTCAACAGGCTCAAGCAGACACCAACCCTTGATTGGGTGTATGCCGTCCTGATTTTTGTACGCAATTGCTTGATTCGCAGCTGCATGGACGTCATCATACTGGACAATGTAATGATTGTCTTCCTTGACCAGTGGCGAACCGCCATTGATAACCACGTGATGATGGAAGTAAAGAGTATCTCCAGCTTCCGCACCAGTGTCATACTTGAGCGGATAAGCCAGGATTTCGCCTTCTGTAGTTCGGTGTTCAAACTCATTGTATTTGGTGTCTATGTAGAGCTCTAGTCCAGAGTCTGTGGTTATGGTGTCTTGTAGTTCTTTTTCGATTTGTACGATAAACTTGTCGAGCGTCTTCATTGTATTAAAAGTCTAGATCAAATTCAAGTAGGCACGGCATGTCGTCAACCGCCTTCCAGAGCTCAGTTCCTTCTGGCCCTTCTATATATACCAGGTATCGGCACTTACCAAACTTGTGCAAGTAGGACTCGTCCTGTATAATGGCAGAGACGTGGCCTCGCCCAGCCTTCATCCCGACAAAGTATGCCATCCCGTTTTTCGGGTCTTTGCCGATCACAAGTTTTCTAATCAATCCATCCATCAGTTCAGTGATATACCAAGGTCTCCAAGGAGTTTGTCTATATCGTCGTCAGGATCATCGAACTGCTGAGACATGATTTCCTTCACCATCTCCAGCTCAAGCTTACTGTCCAGGTTGTAGCTGAACACACTCTTCAACTGTACTTCGTCCCCCTCTTGGACGTCGTCGTCTGGGGAAATATCGATGACACCGAGCATCATGGCCGACATCACCTTATCTTCGTATCCGTAACTTCTGATGAGTTCCTCGATTTGAACGATAAGGGAGTAAGCTTCAGCGATAAACTCCTTGTCCTTTGAATTCATAGATCAAAGATAAGTAATCATGCCTAAGTCAAAAGTGTCCAAGAAGCGCATGTTCAGGGACTTCTCTAAACTGAAAGAGAAGTACATCAACAACAATTACCTCAAGAATCTACATTCTGTTAGGAAGGACTTCTGCGAGCACCATGATATTGACTGGAAGCACTTGGAGTTCCTCCTGTGGGCTTACGACCTAGAATTCTTTACCATAGACCATGCCGCTGAACAGTATCAGTATAACCGCAGCAACATGGCGAACAGGATCATATACCCCTTGCAGTCAGAGGAACTCCTGTACAAGCACTTCGAAAGGCTAACGCCGTCACAATCGCTCGATGATCACCTCTTCAGAGAAGAGACCAAGTACAACTATAGAGTTAGGTACGCGCTTACGCAAAGGGCTAGGCTCCTCGTCCAGCGCTTTTACCAGAGTTTGTAATATGTTCCGACGCCATCCTTGGCAGCCCGCATGACTCTCCCTCTGTTCTCAGTGGGGGAGTTGTAACTGACATGAACCCATGAGGGATTGGTGTCATCACCAAACTCCCATATGAGCTGATCGAAATCCAAGCAGTCTTTGATATAGTGGAAAATCTCTGCATTGCTTACCCCACCGAAGACATCAGCATCCAGGTCCAAAGCGCGGCCTTGGCAATGCTGAGAAGTAGCACTCCCACCGATTGAAGAATTGAGTTTCGGCGACCTGTATCCTGATGAGACGTAGATCGGGACTCCAAAGTGATCTCTGAGAGGTTGAAAGACATGCTCTGCTACAAGCTTTAGGTTTGTGATCTGAGGGTCGTCAGGCTGATTTTCTAAACCAAGTCGCTTTGCCGTCAGGCTTTTTGTACACTCTTGTAGGGTCAGGTTTTTGGACAAACGCATTTCTCTTCTTATTGAAGTCTTTTAATTTCATTCGGGGGTTAAAGTAACCCTTGCTACCCATCAGTTGCGACAAGAAGCAGAGGTCTTTCTCCCCTTACCAAACCCAACACTCAACATGCCACGACACTTCCCGTAGTTGATGGTCTTGGGCTTCTTTTTCTTCTTTGCTTTGGCTGGGCGAGGGCGCAGCGTACCCCCATAGAGTCCAGCCTGAGACGGTGCGGCTGCACCACGCTGCTTCTTTTTATCGTCTCCGCCTATCACGACTTGCGTTGTCTGACGTTGTACTCACCACCGCCTACGACAGCGCCAGTAACCAACCCCATAAGGCCTTTCAGCATCCTCTGGTTCCTGCGCTTTCTGTAAGCTTCTGCTTTCTGTTCGCTGGTCCTGGGATCAGGGAGCATCCTGTTACGAGCTGCGTACCTGTCTTCTTTTCTGGATTGTCTTGCGATTTTACCGCCACCAGCGTAGATCTTGCCGCCCCCCATCATCATTCCAGGAGCTGGGGCACCACCTTGTCCGCGCATCTGGCTGAGCTTCTCCATCAGGTCCTCCATCGGTGAGGCACCCTGACCTCCGAGCTCCTGCCTTCCCATCTCATCGCTTCTGGAGCGACCTTCAAAAGTAGACTCGTCAAGGACATACTGCCCCTCAGCATTCTTGATGTACGGGAAGTCTTCGTCAGGAAGGAACATATTCCCTTCTTCATCTTGACCCTGAGCGTACTCGTTCCAGTTGCCATACACCTTAAAAGATCCAGGAGTGTTCTCCCACTGCTCGTCAGGGGCGTCGTAATCGAGCTCCTCGCCCTTGTTGACCCAGACAAACTCTCTCATCTCACCGCTGTCGGATTGCTCCCTACGAACGGTGGAGGCGAACTGACCGATCAAGGTTCCGTTCTCCTCCCTTCCTTTCTCTTCCATCGCCTCTCTCAGGCGATCGGACATGGTACCAGAGTTCATCATGCCTTTTTCTTTTTAAGCATCATTCTGTCCATCTTCTTCTCGCGACGGACGTCTTTTTTATCTGCTCCCTGAGCAACGACTTTACCACCGCGCTTGTAGGACTTCTTTGCTTTCACCATGACGCAAATATATTAATTATTCAAACCTCTGTTATAGTCCCTCAAATAGTCTTCTGGAGTCTTATTTACCCCTGGAACCTTGAACTCTGTATTGTCCCTGATAGAAGCAAAGTATTCTCTGGTTCCCTGCCTCCCCAAGAAGTGCGTAAGGGCAGCCACTTCATCAGGCCTAAACACCCACTTGTCTCCAAGCTGTTCTTTATACTCTCTCTCAAGATCAACAGCATTCCTTTCAAGGCTAGGGCCCCCAATACCTTCTGTAATTCTCCTGTCCATCAGGATCTCCTGGAGGTGCGGTGCTCTAGAAAGGCTGTCCCTGCTTACCCCACTCATCTCTGGCTCGTTCTTAATCAAGCTGTACAGCATCTGGTACATTCCCGTAGCTGAGCTATTCGGGTTCATAGCGGCAGGGTTGTTCCTGCTCTCTACATACCCCAACCCTTTCTTCAGGCGCTTTGGGTCTATCGGGTCCCCACCGTTCTTTATCGGTCTCATCTTATTTCTTCTTATTGATTTCTATAGCACGAAGCTGTGCCAGCGCCTTCTTCCTGCTGCTGTGCTCCCCCAAGCGCTTCTGCCCTTTAGAGTCGTACACAATCCACTTATCTCCTTTCTTGATCAGCATTGCTTTTCAAATATCTCTGTATATCCTCGAAAGCCTGGTATGCCCTGGGGTTGTACTCTCGCATATCCTGTCTTTCTCTTGGGTTATAGCGTGATCTTGCGAAGTCCTCTTCACTCCCCTCAAACAATAGATTACGAAGCTTCCCGTCAATGTAGTTCTGGCGGTACTGCTCATACCCATCACCAGCATACCCCTCTTTCAGATCCTGTTCATACCAATACCTCACGTCATCTTCTCCAAGGGCCTCCCCAAACTCCTGCAGCATACCCCTGAACTTAGGGTCAGCCTCTGACATCCCGTGAAGCATATCCAAAGCAACAGCTTGAGCATTGTTTGTCTCTGGGTTGAAGAGAACAGCATGCCTCCTATCTGGACCTGGGTGCTTGAACTCCGCCCCACTGGGGTAGCGGACCACCCTCTGACCAGGACCGAAGTACTCTATGTCACCTATTCCAGTAGCCTCCCTCGTAAATCCAGGATCAGCCTTTACCGTAACCCTCCCCAAAGCCTTCAGAGCTGGAAACATCTCCAACGCTTCGCGACGAAGCCGCCTGCCAGTCCTTTTCTTGGGTCTCATAGCGCAAATATAACAAGATAGTCCTTGCGCCTGCACAGCAAAACAGCTTCTGACTCCCTCTCCAACTCCAAAAAACCTTCTCAGAAGCTTATCGCAACTCGACTGTCCATCATAGCGCTGAGCTGCTAGGCGAAGTTACAGCGGATTTTTGACATATGCAAGTCTTTGAGTAAGATTCTAACGCATCCAAGCTAATTTGTTGTGTTAGAACAGATTACCCGCTTAAAAATGAGTGGAGTAATACAGATCTGGGGGATTATACGTACTACGTGACGCTCGCGCGCACACACCCAAACGCATTCCCGCACCCCGACCCTACGCATAATGCGCACCGTCGCCAAAACATTCAGCGTTTTGCTATCTTGCTGGTAGCCAATGCGTTGTAGCTGTTCAGATGGAGTACTGATTGAAGCGAATCTGTAGCCGATAGCAGTAGCGACAGGGGAGACAATCCCACCCCCAATCCTCCACACACGAAACCGTACTCCATTCCGCTTGCATTATACACGCCGAATCACACATGGTTTTGCGCACCAAGCTTCGCTTCGCTAGGGCTTCGTCGATTCACGTTCATCCCATCCACCAAACGGCAGAACCAAGGCCTCCTGTGTGTGTGTCTGCATCATGCGTGCATCACGCCAATCTTCAGCGCCTGTTTCCATGCGCATAATGCGGGCGCAGAAATCGCGCAGGAAGATTCTCCCCCTTCAAATTTGCGATTTATCCCAAGCTATCCACTACCTTTGTGGTCCTCGGCAACGTCGCTGAGGCTTCAAACACTCACCTCATGGCAAACATGACCTACACCCTCACCGCTTCTCAGAAGCTGACGCTCACCCTCGAAGGCCGTAAGGCCGCTAACAAGGCTCTTTGGGCCGCTGAGAAGGCCGACCGCAAGGCCTTGTCTGTGTGGGAGGCTAAGAAGCCTCGCAAGGCCACCAAGGTGGCAAAGAAGGCCGACAAGCTGAAGGCCGCCGCCATCCAAGCTGTCTACGACTCCGTGTCACAGACACACACCAAGCCTGTCATCCGCATGGCGGCAAAGCCGATGGAGACCAAGGCTGAGTCCGTCACGGCGAAGCGGCTCAAGCGTAAGGCCCGCAAAGGTCCGAAGGACAGCAACGGCAAGTTGGAGGCTCAGGCTCAGAAGCAGTCCATGGCCAACACACAGAAGCGAGCCGCGAAAACCGCCCCCAAGGTTGACGTGGTTTGGGATGAGGCCACCAACCGCCGCAAGGAGGTCGAGGTCGAGGTCAAGAACCCTGCCAAGGCTCACGTCATCCGCAAGACCTGGTGCGACTTCTCCGAAGTTCCTGCGGGGTTGGAGCTTGAGG